CCACTTGTTACATTGTGAACATCAACTACTAATTTATAAGTTTGACCACCTTGTAAAATACTATTAGAAGTTTGAAAAGTTGTTACAGGAGAAGTATTTAAAAACTTTAATCTAGCAAATCCTTCTGTAAATTCTACATAGTTATCTGCATCACTATCTGTAACAGTCCACCTATCGTTAGGGTCTACTTGTTTTACTGATACGTTGTCTATTGAGCCATCAAAATCTAAAGCAGACCTAAATCTTATTAATGTTGTGTCTGTTGCTACACCATAAAATGTAAAATCTCCTGAATTGCCTGTTCCTGTATGACCTACATATAATCCACCTATATATACGCTTAATCTACCTGCGTTGTTTTCAGTTATAGTAAAAGTTAATTTGTAATTTTTACCTACTACCGAGCCTGATTGTAAAATGTCTGCATTATTCGTACCATCTGATACTGCTACACCATCTCCTATACTCCAACCTGTACCTAAACTCCAATCACTATTAGTATCGAAAGTACCGTTAGTAACTTCTTCATCACCCAACTCTTCAAAATCACCATTAAGTACTAATTCAGGGTCAGTAATACTCTGCATATCTTGTACTAAACCATCAGAGTTTATTCTTGTAGCACTACTTGCTCTATCGAAGTCAAAGTCTGATGATACATCTACTACTGATACGTTGTCAATATAGAACTCTGTATTATGTCCAAATGCTCTACCAAAGTTGATTTCTGTGTTAGCTTTTACAGGTTCAGTTATGATAGTATAACTACCACTAGAAGTAAATGTAGTTGATACATCAGAGTTAGCTTCGTTTTTGTAAAAACATTGTGCAGTACCCTGAACATATGTTAAATCAAAAGTAATTCTTAAAACTGCACCTACATTATTTGTTATATCTTGTTTTAACGGATTAAAAGATGTAGTTAATGGGTGGTAAGCACTACCACTAGACCATTGCCAATGTGTATTTGTATTTGTCCAACCACTTAAATCTGTACTATATGTACCATTAGTTACAAGTTCATCACCTGTATAAGTCTTTACAGAGTGTACCCTTGCATCAGAATATGCAGTAGGAGTAAGTAGTATAGTTGCTTTGTCTAGTACGTCAGCATTATCTATTGCCTTAACAGTAGCTTTAGATGCACTACTATTTTCAAAGTATGTTACCCTACTTTTTAAAACAGTAAAAAGGTTATCAATGGCACTAGCCATCACACCCCTTACTGTAAGTGATAGTTTTTTAGCTAAACTAAACATATGTTTTAGTTGTTATATCCTACTGCTAAACCACTTGTTAGTGTGATTGCAGTAATGTTCATAAATAAAGTTGTACCTGCTGGTATAGTTGTATGTAATGCTGCTGGATTAGCACTTGCAGCATCCAAGTTAGCTACTGTAATTGAACTTATTACACTCTCTGTTACAAAATATACTGCATAAAAATCTTTAGAAGTTTGTGCAACAGTTGTAATAAGCGTTGATTTTTCTTTTTTACCTAATTGCTCGTTTAATAAGTCTGTTGTGTTTTTTACTGACATAATTATATACTTATATATGTTGTGTTATTATTAGTTGTATTCTTATTGCTTGTTGGTGTGTATTCTGTGTACGATACCTCTGTTACACTACTATCCTTAACAAGTGCCTTACCTCGTTCTATAATCCTTGCATCAGTTAATGTACTGTCATTAGTTAAATCGTTAGTAGCGACCTGATAAATAACATAAGTATAAAAACCCTCTGCACCTAAACTAATATCTGTACCTTCTGTAAATTCTATCTTGCTAAATCTAGGCTTAATAGTTTCAGTAGGATTAACAAAATAGCTTTGTTTAGTCATATCATTAGTGAATTTGAATAAAACATAAGGACTGCTAGTTAATCTTTTCTTACTTGTAAGATTAAAGTATAACTCGTTTGCTACTCCTTTGTTTATTACCACCATAATATAAAATATAAAAAACTATGTTTTGTTTGCTATTAGTCAAAAAAAAAGGGCTAAAAAGCCCCTTTTTCTTTAATTATATTGATAATTATGTAACTGTTACTGTAAAGTCAGCATTATCAAATGGTACGCTAGTATAAGCATTAACAAATAAGCAAGGAATACTTTCCATACCTACAAATGTTAAATCGTAACCATTCATATCGCCAAACGCTACACCACTATTACCTGTTGCAGTTGTAATCTCCATACCGTTTTCACTACCGCAACACCATATTTGTCTTTTGCCATTTGCATCTACTGCATTAGTTTCTACAAATACTAAAAGTCTATTTTGTGCTAAAAGTTTAATTTCGTTTTGGTCTGCTACTGTTAGTTTATGCAGCTTTACGTTTACTGATGGCTCATAAAATACTGTACCATTCTCTGCGCTTGCAGTTAAAGTTTCAGTAAAAGAGCCTGTACCTCTTACAAGGTTGTATTTATATAATGCTGCTGGTGCTAAATCTAAGTCAGTTATAGCACCACCACTAGAAACGATTGTAGCATCTTCTAGTTGACAGAAATAAACCGCTCTTACACCACCTACGATGTCTTTACAATCTAACGCTCTGCCTGATGTTAATTCACAAGCCATATCTATTGTTTTATTATTAGGGAGGGGTTTTACCCCCTCCTTAATTAGTTAATATTCTTAGTCTAATCTTACGATATCACCACCTTGTGCGTGTTGCACACCAGCAGTATATTTTGCAACAACTCTTACGTTGTCAGAACCATCTAGGTCAGACATATCTAACATACGGATTTCTGTATGGTCAGACAATAAATCTGTACCAAAGAATAAGTTAGATTGTTGTGCTGCAACTAATTTATCTTCGACCATTCCATTACAAACTGCAATTTTAACACCCTCAAATTCAGGAGTGTACTGACCCATATGATTGAATGGAAAAGCAGATAATGCAGAAATAGCAGAGATGTAAAATCTGTAAGACTTAGGCGACATATATACATATAAATCTTCTTTTGTATATACTGCACTAGGTACAGATGCAATAACACCTTGTAAGTTAGCAATAATGTTACTAGCAGTAAATGCAGTACCTGCACCACCAGCAGCATCAGCTTCTACGATAGCAGCATCATTTTCAAATAAACCGTTACCAGCGTGCATAAAGCCTGTGAACTCACCACCTGTTGATGGTGCGCCTGCCCATATGTTACTTTCTACGTGGTCTGCAATAGTGCTAGACAAGTAAGACATAACAAATGCAGTAAAATCATCACTCATATCTCTATTGTGTGCGCCAGCTCTCATTTGAGCAGCTTGCCAGTCAGCTAGTAAGTCTTTCTTACATAGGTCGACATTAATTTGAAATTCTTTTGGGTCTAGGATACGCTCTGTTAGTGTTAATGTACCAGCGTCAGTAAAGTCGCAAGTAGCATCAGCAACTAAAGATGCACCAGCAACCTTAGTGATATTTCTTTTAGTTTTTACGTTCTCTAATACAGTTAAGTATTCAAGAGATGTAGCTGATTTTAACGCAGCAGCAATATACTGTCCTGCGTGTTCTCCAGCAAAGTTTGAAGTAATATTAAAACTCATTGTTCTATTTATTAAAGTTATACATAAATTTTTCTTGTGCAGATAGTTTCTTGTAGTCTGCTCTACTTAATTCTACTTTAGGTTTGTTAGATGCAAATTTACGTGCCTTTACAGGCTCTGCACTTGGCTCACCACCTAAATCGTTTACTTGCTTAGATAACTCTACGTTTTCTGTTTGCAAATCAACTATATTTTCATCTTTAGCTAAATTTTCACCTCTTAGTTCGTCTAATTCAGCTTTGATTGTGTTTAGTTCGCTCGTAACGTTTTCTAGTAATTCTCTGACTACGTTACCAACTTCTTCGAGCATAGTATCTTCAGTAGTAGCTTCTTCTTCCATTTCCACTTCTTCTGTTTCTTCTTCTTGCTCTACTTCTTCTTCTTTGGCAGATACTTCTGTTACTACTCCGTTTTCATCAGTAGAGAACTCTGTACCATCTTCTAAAGAGTATGTACCTTCTGGCATTGGAGTTTGCTCACCATCTTCTGATAAGATGTTAAGTACTACACCCTCTGCTAACTCATCTGCTTCTGATACTACGATAGTACCATCTACTAACTTAGCTTCGTAAGCTAATTTTACTTCTTGTTCTTCGGTATCTATACCTAAAGCAACTTTTATACGTTCTTTTAAATCCATTTTATAATTTATTTATTTCTTTAAACCAATTTGATGCTCTACCATTTTTAAATTCACCTCTAGCTTTATCTACCATTTTATAAGCAGCTTCTACTTCATTAGGCAAATCTACACCTAGTTCTTTAGCTTGTTGTCTTACTTTTCGTATGTTTTGTGTTATTTCAAAGTAAGGACCATTAGTAAAATTATCAAAAGCATCAGCAGTTACTCTTGCTTGTGTTTTTAATGCTTGTAATTCTTTTTTACCTTGTGTTATTAGTCTTTTTGCAATTTTACCTTGTTCGATAAGGTCTTTTACAGTAGCTAATTCTATCTTTTCAAGTTCTACTGATTTAGTGTCATCAGCTTTCTTAAACTTACTAAGTTCGTTGTAAAATTTATCCTCCATAATATAAAATATAATTTAGTTTGTTTTGTTTTATTTTGTGTCTATTTGTTCTAATTTTCTTATTGCCCATTCTACACCGCTTGTACCGCCCCACGCATCCCACATTAAACCACCACAACCCTCACTATATGGTACGTCTTTGTGCTGCTGATGTCTTTTAAAACTTGCCATACGTGCAATAGTATCTCTACTTATAGGTTTTCTATCTGCTAGTTGCCTTGCTCGTGTCCAGCCTACTTGTGTACCACAATCACTACCATTTTCTTCTTTATACTCTATTGCTCTCTTAGCGTTGCTAGTAGCACCTTTAGGATAGTCAGTATAGCTTTCTAGTTTACTTTTTTTTTTAGCATCAATAGGTACGCAGTTAGGTACTTTACGACCATCTTTTATCTTATGTCCTATTGGCTCATAACCCTCTGTGCAAGGATTAGGTGTAATTAGGTCAGTATCTAAACAGTTACAATCTTCATCTAAGATAGTTGCTAGTGTGTCTAGTATCTCGTGGTCAGAACAAGGCATATATACTGTGTTACCTTCTAATTCGTGTTCGTGGTAACCCTCGCAACCTAATTCTTTAGCAACCTCAACTGCATCTTCTATATTGTCAAATACAGGAAAGCCATCTATCTCACCTACTTGTGCATATTTCTTCTTTTTCTTCTTTTTCTTGTCAGTCTTAGCAAGTGTTTCCATTTTATCTACAAAGTAGCCTTCTATACTTAAACCTTTCAACTCGCCACTTTTAATACGTTCCCACACCTCATCATTGTTTACTCGCATAGATACAAACCAAGTACCTTTTGGTAATTCATAACCATATAGGTTACTCTTATCGTTTTTGCTATCTTCTACTATCCAGCTTTCTACTGTATGCACTCCTGTAACTTTTTCTTCGTGTTGTAAGGTCGCATTGTTAGTGTTTTGGTGTTTCATATACGCTTCTGCTGCTTTACGAACTGTATCAGCAGTAAAATACACATAGTAGTTTTTATCTTTGTTAGCATCGTATCTGTATATCTGTTTGTAAGGTATCAAAGCTGGACTTACTAGCAGTCTTTCTTCTTCGTTTACTTTAGCAAGTGTTAAGTTGCTTTCTACATCATTAAAATATACAAAGTCAGTTTCTATTGCAGGAGAAGTAACTAAAGATATAGCATCTATCGCTAGTTCTTCGTTGTTCTCATCTACAATTAATTCTACGATGTCGTAAGTTTCGTGTGCGCTCTCGCACTCTTGTAGAGTATCGTATTTACAATCACCATCACCAAACCTATATTTTCCGTTATCACATTCTTTACAAGGCATAATCTTTTTTTTATATTGTTGCTTTTCTTCTTATTTTACTTAATTTATCTTGTTGCTTAGTCATATCATCAGCTACTACAAAGGCTTTTACAACGCCCATAGTCGTACCTCCTGCACCTTCGCCACTTGCAAATGACCTACCACCACCAGCTTCATTTATTGCGCTTAGAAGTGGTTTAAACATTCTTGTACTACGTGCATTTATAACACTTTCTCCTTTAGATAGTCTAGCACTTACGCTATCACTCGTTCCTGTACCAAAACCACCCACTAAACCACCTTGTGCAAACTGTGGTTCTTGTGTATTGGTTATTTTCTGTATATTTTTTATACCAGCAGCTAATGTTGTACCTGCTAGTAATATGTTTAATGGTGGTGGTGCAGATGCTAGTGCAGCACTTACACCTTGATAAGTGTTTATTGTACTTTGAAATACTGCTATTGCTTTACCTAATTCAGTTTCTTCACCTGCTAATTGCTTTAGGTTTTCAAAACTTTCATTTAGCGTATCTAAGTCTGCCATAGCTTGTTGTCTGCGTATCTCATTAATTGCTTTAGATTTTTGTTTTTCTAATGCAGTAATATCTGTGCCACTCTTTTCAGCAAGTCTAAATAGTTCTTCGAATTGTTGCTCTACTTCTATTAACTCTCTTTCTCTTTCGCTTACACCTTCTAATGCTAATTCCTTTTTAACATCTTGTAACTCTCGTTGTAAAGATACCTGATTAGTAAGTTGTTCTGATTGAAAACCTGTTATCTGTGCTTCAATAGCTAGTAACTCATTTTGTGCTTCTGTTAGTGCTATTAAGTTTTCTTGATTTTCTAATTTATTAAACTCAATCTGTGCAGCCTTTACTTGTATCTGTTGTAAAGCTAACATCTGTTTAGCTTGTTCTTCTAATATTACACCGAGTTGCTCATTTGCCTTTATCCTATCTTCAAAGGTTTGGTTTTCATCATCTCTTACTTGTCTTAACTTCTCTGCTTGTCTATCATAGCTTTCTATAAGACCTTGTATCTTAACTTGTGATAGTTCAGCTTGTTTTTGTAGTTGTACATTAGCCTTTGCGCTATTTAAAGTTTCTTTAGTATAATCTACTACTGCTTCTGTTACCTCATTAAATGTAGTTGCTACTTTATCTACTGTACCATCTACACCAGTAAATACGTCAACCATTTCCTTACCAGCTTCCTTAATAGTTACACCAGCTTCTTTAAATTTACCTGCAACTAACAAACTAATAGTGTTGGCTAGTAAACCAGCTACCTCTATTGCACTATTAAAGCGTTCTATTAGATTATCTTTAATTGCAGTGCCTAATGCCTTTAAATTCTCAATAGGGTTCTCAAAAACGTCTTTAAAGAAGTCTGCGACTGTACCAAAGTTATTGAATACAAAGTTTACAAAGTCATTAATGGCTATACTTGTAGCTTCAAATGCAGTATTAAAGAAGTCAGCAGTTTTTTGGTTCTGCATAAATACCTCACTAAGCAATTCAAACGCTTTAAGTGCTAAAGCAATACCAGCAGCTTTTAATGCTACACCCACACCCTTAATACCATCTCTGATTCCTGTTGTGGCTTTTGCAGTGGTTTTACTAGCATCACCTATGTCTTTTACTGATGTCTTTACTTGTTCTAAGTCTTTCTTAGCATCACCAACATCAGTACTAAGTTTTAATATTACTTCTTCTTGTGCCATTTGCCTAGTATTATCTCGTTATAATCTGTTTTGTCTTTATACTTAGTTATCAAGGGTAGTACGTCTTTTAATGCACTAAAACCTACTTTGATAACATCACCCATTAACTTAATCTCTGTTGCCTTATCCATATCTTACTTCTGTTATTTGTAGTACTACTGTCCAATAGACTGTGTGTCCTGATTTACCCTCAACTTTTACTTCTATGTAATCAGGTGTACTGCTTATAGGTGCAAAATTTATATCGTATTGGCTCGTACTACTATCTCTAATCGTTGTACTTTTCTCGTGTCCTACTTCTGTTAGTGTGCTATTTGTAAATTTGTAGGTAGCGTGTCCATAGCTAGTAAATATATCGTTACTACTAGGATTGATAGCGACTGCCGTATAGTCAATAGCAAAACCACTCTCATAACTTTCATTAATATATAACCTTGCGCCTGAATGACCACCTAAATATATTTCAGTAGCAGTATTATTAGTAGTAACACCGTCAAATTGTAAAATACTAAATTTTGCTCTGTTTTTAGTTACACTACTGCTATAACTCAACTCCCCAAAGTTTTCTGCATACGAGTTTAAGCCAATAGTAGTTGCATACATAGAGTTTCTGTCCATATAATGCCCTTTACCTATTGCTACGGAGTTACTTGCTCTAAGGGTATTAGAATTGCCTAAAACACTATTGCTTATACCGTTAACAACATTATTATTACCATTGATAAAGTTATCTGCCTTACTAACCTCTTGTTTAGCTGATGGTATTCTACATATATTATTTGCAAACTTATATCCGTATGCTTTGCAATCTTCTTCTGTACCATCAATAGCTTCTCCTTTGCTACCTACAAACTTAATCTTACCTGTACTATCTATGCTATGTATCTTTCTCATATTCTAAGCAGTTCTACTTTTGCTAAACTATTTTCATCTGTGTTGTACTCTATCTTGTTAACCCTATATAGTTGGTCTTTAATTCTAATCTTATTGGCAAAACTAAAGTTTAGTATATCTGTTTTCTTTAGATTAAACTCTGCTTTTAATATTAGACCGTTTGTAGTGTTGTACTTTTCGTTTATGTAATTAAACCAATATTCGTTGTATAAAGTATTAGTTGGCTGCGTGTTTAAAATACCGTTTAAGTGTGATGTTTCTATAAGTCCAAAAAGTAAGCTATTAGTGTTTGAAGTTGTAGCAGATAAATCATCATCATACATTGTAGCGTTAGCGTAATCTGTCTGCCATTCATTCATCTGTATTGTATCAAAAAATCCGTTAGGGTCGTTTAAATCTACACCTGTATATATTGTGTTTCTTTTAAATACTAATCTAGGCTTATTATCGTAAGCAGATAAAGTACCATCATCATATTCACAAATGTTTTGTGTGTAAATATTTGCGCCTAAAATCTTAGTTATGTATGGTGCAGAGAATACTTCTGTTTCTATGCTTTTAATCTCATCGTTATCTACATCAAATTCTACTATTTGTGAACCATACTCTATAACATTTCTCTTATTGTAATTGCCTTTATAGTAATCCTCATCTTCTAAAGCGTGTTTAAACTCTATACGTTTAGGTATTTCGATAGGTTCTATAACAAATTCATTAGTATTAATCTTGCTTGTCCAATCTAATGTAGGTGCATTACTTGTAAATGTATCGTAAGGCTCTATCTTTAAAGTATTATTGCCTGTACTTTCAAATGTCAAGTTAAATATTTTAGTTAAATCTTTAAGAACATCTGATAGTTTAATATCGCCTAGCCTTGATGTAATAGCTTCATCTGTTAAGTTGTAAGGCAATACAGTTAGTATAAGTTTATCTGTATTAGATGCAACAAAATAAATGTCATCAGTAAGTACATTAAACGGTGCGACTAAACTAATCTTAGCAGTTGCACCACTAGGTACTATGGCTTGTCCACTTAAACTAATTGGTGCAGTAGCGTTAGGACTTGCATAAACAGTATCTAAGTTATAATATATTGGTACACCATTGTTAGTTGTATTTACTGTTAAATCAACCTGACCACCAAATTGAAAATCATTTTTTATTTTTACATAGGCATACACTTGTAATATACAATCAAAAGGTGCAGTAAATATACTTGTTGTTTCATTAAAGTAATCATTATCATCACCTGTTTCAGTATCAAAACTTAAAGTAACATTGTCATATACTTGACTCCAGCCTAATGCTAGTTGTGGTGTAGCATTATTTATGTCTGATGCTTCTATTACATCAGTTATATTATTATCACCTATATCTGTGTTTATTGTCGTATCAAAGTATATCTCATTAAAAAGACTGCCTGTAAAGAAGTTACTATTGTAGTTAAATCCTGCGTAACCAAATATCTTGTCAACTAAATATTTTAGCTTGATATTTAAAATATAACTCTCATATGGATTTATATTTATTTGACCTTGTAGGTCAGCCATAAGACCACCATTATTAACTAATGGATAAAAAGGTACTGTACTTTGTGTTGCATCTGATAATGTTACACCAGTATTATCCCAACTGTTATACACATTAGCTTCTGTTATGTTATGTTCTATATCAGAAAAGTCTAAATCTTTTATTGTTGCATCGCCTAATGTTTCTATAATATTAGCTACATCATTAAATAAAACTACGTTATAAGTTATCTCTGTGCTTTTCTCTACTACGTTTAAGAGCCTTAAAAAGCCTTCAAGTATTAACACCTCATCATCATACAAATACGCTTTAACGTTCTTATATGCGTTGTAGTTTTGTGCATATACATCTAAGTTATAGTAATGCTCAAAGAATTTGTTGTTAGTTTTAGTAGCAGGTAAGTTAAAATCTTTAGAATAACTTGCGTTTTTGCTTTCTATATCTCTAACATCATCTACTTGTAATGTCAATGCAATATTCTCGTTACCAAAAGTATCTAACTCTTGTAACTCATTAGTTACTTGATTTTGTACTACCAGTCTTATCATAGTCTTTGTACTCTCTTATTGTGTCCTTTTTCTATTGTTATGATATATTGCTTTAACATATCATTTGCAGAAGTTTGTTTAACATACTCTGTTTCATTTATAACAACTGGCTCAAATATATCGCCTGTTTGCATATATACATCAGGACTTAAAAACAACTCCTCTAATATAGCAGCTTCTTCTTCATTTACAAAATCAGTATTAGCCTCTATTGTTTCTGTTGCATTTACATTAAATACTCTTGTACCACCATCGTAAGTACCTTGATTGTAATAATCTTTTTGTAAAAGGTTACCTAAAGCAGTTGTAGAGTAGTATGGTATCTCTCCATAGTTTTGTTTCATCACACTCTTGTTAATTTGTGTGCTTCTTGTAGATTTCTTAGTAAAGTTGTAGTAATCCCAAGCACCTAGACTATTTAGAAATGCTAATCGTATAGTTTCATAACCCTTACAGTCTGCACCTACTATATTAAATCTATATCCTTGACTAGCTGCACTGCCAGCGTGTACTGCCGTAACAATATAATAAGTTGCATTTTGAAAATTAAATCCTGTATTAGTTAAATTTTTTGTACCACAACCAAAATATAATAAACCTTTATTTGTTCTTGGTGTAGGTGGAGAAACTGCACCATCTATTGTATATAGGTCTTGTGGGTAAACTGCACCACCATTTATGTCTGTATTAGCGACTAAAAGAGTATCTACTATATTATCATTAATATCATAGGCTCTAATCTGTATATTTGATACTTGACTTACCTCGTGATGTTCACCATTTAAAAAACCTATGGTATGATACTGCCCCATTTGTATATTTTGTTCTGAACTAAATACACTAAGAAACTTTTTCATATTAGAGTTTAACAAGTAATCACTAAAATCTTGTGAACTATAACCATCTTTATGTTGTGCTACTGAATTTAAAAATAAGAACTGCACATCAGTATTTATACTTGCATCAGGTTCAATAATCTCACCACTTGGTGTTGTACTGTATTCATAACCACCTAAAGCAATACAAGAATTTAAATTACTTCTATTTCTGCAAAATTCATCTATTGTATGTACGGAGTGATTACTATTTAACATTTGATTTCCTTGATGCCTACTATATATGTTATCTATATCATAACCCCTTTTATCTGTTTGTGTGTAGTCTTGAAGTATTGATGATATTCTAAACAATGCTTTGTTATTACTATCTAATGGTGCTTTTAATTTTATCATTACACCAAAATTATTAATAAATAAATACATTATGTACTTAACATTGTATAAGCCTAGAATGTTAGCAGGTATTCCTTCTGCTTCTATTACTATATCTGAATAAGCTGGTGCTAATAATTTTACGTTACCTTGACTTGTGTTAGTTAATTTTACTGCCATTTTACATTTCTTTACTTACAAATTTTAAAAACTGTTGTGTGTCGTTTGCGTATGCCTTTATAAACTCCTGTGGTAAATCTCTATATGCTACGTTGAAAGCATCTGTAAAGAAGTTAGTAGGCTTTACTCCATATAGCTTAATACTTCTAGCCATAGCATACACTAAACTTTTACGCTTAATAAATCTACCCTTCTCATCTCTTGCACCTTGTATGCCTTTCCTAACTACCCATTTATCTATTACTCCTGATGGTGGCTGCTTAGTTGTGTACTTGTAAGGAGATTTAGGTGCTTTAGCACTTGACTTACTACCCTTAACTCCTTTATCTACAAACTTAGCATAACCCTCTGCTACAAATGACATATCTATCGCACCACTTGGATAGACTTTAATAAAGTACCCTAGACTACTACCTAAATCGCCACTAGCATTTTTGCCCTTAGCGTTTAAGATACCCTTAGCAGTCTGCACGACCTTTTTACCAAAAGTGTCTAGTACTTTATCTACGTTGCTCATTATACAGTAGCTAGAACTAATTCAATGTCTACACCTACGCCAGTAGCATTATGAACAAAGATGCTTTCTATATCATCTACACTTGTTATTGCTGCCTTTGCGGCTGCACCACTTACTTTACCGTTAAACATCTGAAAACTCTCTTGTGGATTTAATTCTAATGCACCAGCTTCGTTATCGCCTGATGCAGTTACTATGATAGCACTAGCATCATCTAGGTTTGTTATTCTAATGTACTTAACATTTTGTACGTCATATAAGTCATTAACTGTACTATCACCAAATTGTGCTACAACGTGTGATGAACTTGCATTGATTTTTAATATTCTTTTTGAGTAAGAAGCAATACTTGTTATGCTTTTTGTTACTGTTTGGTCGTATGACGTGCCACCTAAAGTAATTTCTTCTTTAATCTGTACTGTCAACGTTGATGGTGTTATTGTAGTTCCCATTTTTTAAAATTTAGTTCTTATTATATTATATATTATTAATACTATTAAATTAATATCTATACTATATATATATTTATATAGTGTATATATTCTTGTTTGTGTTACTTCGTTGTTACGCATTTCCTGTAACTCATTCATTCTCAGTTAGTTGCGACATTTCCACTACATTGACTTGCATTGAAGCCAACTTCTATACTTATGTTAGCAGTCCATCCACTTACCTCATTGTCAAATCTTTCAGTAAATGGCTCACAACTTACACTAGGACTTATAGCTACTTCTGTTTGAAAATCATCAATAGTTGTAAAACTAGAAGTTTGGTTTTTTAGTAAGCTGATAACATCACCTATTGTTTCTAATGTATCACTTAACACATCTTCTTCATTACTTTCATCTTTACTTACTAAGTCCATTACTATAATCTGAAATGTGTACGTTAGTGTATTAGAGTTAAACGATGCAGTATTAGTTGCAACGTGCATAAGTGGGTAAGTTGTTTCTGTTAGGTCTATTTCAAATATATCACCTATTGTAGTTGTGTTTATCTGTGAATGACTAACACCTATTGTATTAAACACTTCGTAAAGCATTTTAAGTGTTACATTCTTAATTTCTAAACCGTTTGTTAATATCATTTTCTTCTCTGTATGTGTGTTAAATCCTTTTGGTATGCTATAAAGTTAAAACATTCATTAACTGTTAATTCTAATACCTCTTGAAACTTTAAAATATTACCATTTGCTAAGTTATATACTAAACTGTACCAGCCATACTTTTCTCCGAACTGTTCTTCTTCTGTCTTAAAAGTTTCCTGCGTTCCCTCCTCGATAGGCTCTTTGAATAGGCTTGAGTAGTGGCTATGTAATCCGTTGCGATAGTCAAAAAAAAACTACTAGCACCGTTTACTGTGTCAATACTTAGGTTATCCCTAAACAACTCTGCTCGTTTCTTAGCAGTCCTATAATCATAATCTTGTACCTTGTACTTCTCTCCTTTTTGTTCTGTAATAGGTCTATATAAGATAGCCATAACACTATCCATAGCACTCCAGCCTTGCCCTAGTTTATTATCTAAATCTACAAACTCCTTTAACTTTAGTTCGTGTAAGTTAGGATGGAAACCATAGTCTACACCATCTATTGTTATCACTAAGTTTAAATCTGTATTAGCTTGATTTTCCATTAGCTTACCTAGTTGATTCATTACTGCATCTATATCTGACTTTTTACAACCTTGCAATAGTTCAGCAGGTGCATTAGTGAAACTGCTAATAGTTATTATCATCTTTTCTAACTCATCCTCTATACCCTCTGCTTCTGTCATAAAGTCCATATACTTACCTAACGATACTTGCGACCAGCTTGTAGGTATTGAGTAATTGATGTCATTGATAATTAAATCCATAATATAAAATATAAAAATTAAAATTTGAGTATAATAGTCTTACTGTATGTAATATTGCCCTTGTGGTTTTAACTCATAGTACATTCTCATCGCTAGTGCATCACTAAAGTCTGGAGAGCGACCTATGGCTAGTTTTACCACGTCTTTACTTATCAGTTGTAGCTTAGTGTCCTTATCAAAGTTCTTACGTCTTACTTGCTCTAATTCTTGCACAATATAATTCTTGTATGTTACATTAGTACAGTTAATATACATCTTAGACTTATTTAGAGCGTCGCTAAGAGCATAATAGCATTGCGTCTTTAGATTGATATAGTTTTCATTTTTAAGTGCCTTAGAATTGTTTACAAAGCCTTTGCATCTCAATATATCCTTAACACCACCACCTACACCATCATCATCAACTATAATATTACCTAGTGCTACGTTGTAGTTTCTCTGTATGATGCGTATTTCATCTGCTGCTTGTGTAACACTATTAACATCTAACACCTTAAAGTATTCGGCTCTTAGACCATTCCAATACACTATGACTGTCTTATCCTTACCAAACCTAGCTATATCGGCAGTTATGTAACCTGTACCACTTGGAGTATCTTCTAATTCAAATGCACCTAGAATAGCGTTGTAGTTTATTAGCTTATCTTCACTATCATCGTACTCCCAATTACCAAATAGTAATCTTTGCTTACTGATATGGTCTAGCTTTTCTAGTTGGTCTTTATAGTGCTTTGATATGTGTCTATTATCGGTTACTAACGATTGTATAAACTTTCTGTAAGCTGGTAGCCTATTCTCTTTGTGTGGCTTGTAGAAACTTGTGTACACCCATTCTTTACTGGGGTTACAAGTCATTAGTATCTTAGGTATTAAATTGTACTCGTCTAGCTTGTATCTAATCCTACTACTTACTATTTGCTTTGCTTTCTCTGTAATCTGATTGCACTCATCTATAAATGCAGCAGTAAGTTCTAATGAACCTAGACTGTCAAAGTTTTTATCTGATGGGTATTGAAATAAGTCTTTTAGTATGACCTCACTACCGTTGTAGAATGTAATAATATTACTTGATGCGTTGTACTTGTAGTGTACGTTGGCTATTATTCCCCATTCGTTACAAACATCTAAAAAAGTATTGAGTGTGGTCTTTTTAAGACTGTCTAACTTACTACGACCTATCATACATCTTACACCATCGTACTGTGTGCATAGGGTTATAATCCACGCACAACCTAAATAAGACTTACCACCACCTGCTGCACCACCATATAGCACCTCTGTTGTAGTATCATCTGTTAGGTGTTCTATTGCTAACCATTGTTTATCCGTTAGCGTTGCTATCATCGTCTTTCTTTAGGATAATATTGATAGGTTTAAACTCTCCTGATATATCTAGCTCTTGCTTCTCCACATACCCACGTTTCTTACCTTTGGTCTTTAAATAAAATATAGTAGCTTGTGTCTTACCCTTTCCTATTTGTTTGTGTAATTGGCTCTCTGCAAAGTCTATTGCTACATCATCAATACTCTTTACTGCTAACTTATATGCCTCATCATCTTTTAGCCATATGTAGTGTGTTTCTCTTGATATACCTACTAGCTTACAAGCACCAGTAACTACTCCTAAAGTCTTTTCTAATGCTTCTAGCATTGCTAGTTTACCTTTCTCTGTTCTATCCTGCATAAGTGTCAGATTTTGTCAATTATTTACCACACAAGGCACATACTATTTTATCCTTAGGTGTTTCTTCTATTTCTTCGTTTAAAGTATTTAGTATATCATCTTCATTTTGCCATACATCTAACCCCCAATCTTCTAACTCTACACTATTCCATTCGTTAGCTAGTATATCCCAATCCCAATCGCCAAANCCTAAGTTNTCTTTTATTATAAACTCATTCTCTTGTTCTTTAGTAATATGCTCTGCAACTATTACAGGTACTTCTTCGTATCCTAATTCTACTAATGCTTTGTGTCTCATATTACCACCTAGTATAACACCATCTTCGTTAATTACTATTGGTCTTAGTTCTAGCATCTGTGGAAAATCTTGTATAGACTTCTTTAGCTTTTCAAACTTTGCCTTATTAACTAATCTAGGGTTAATAGGGTTATTGCGTATTTTATTAATAGGTACTGATTGCATTGGTAAAAAACTTTTCGTTAATTTTATTTAGTTCTGTCTGTTCTTCGTTAAGGTGCTTCTGCCTTTTCAGTTCAAAGTTTAAATGGTCTATTGCCTTTTGTATATCCTTAGATATATCATTATCTTTTTTCTTACCCGCTCTCATTAAGTAGGCTAGTGCTACACCTAAGTTATAGTTATTGCCACAAAAATCTTCTATGACTTCGTGTGCTTCCATTTTGTAATAAGTTCCTTTGTAGTAATTTGGTGTGTTCATAATGTTTCTACTATTTTTTTTATACCTTGATAACAAGTATTTATACAACTGCTACAATTAGAAGTAGTCTTATATCTTGTTCTATGTATCTCGTTGTATAGTGTTATTAGTTCTACTTTAGCTTCTTTAGTTGTTGCTCTGCCAGTTTTGCAGAACTCCCACACTTTTAATATGCGTTGTTTTTGTTCTTCTGTTACCATTTTCCTTTAGGGCATTTTTCTGTTTTCCACGCTGCTTTAGTTTCTATTGGGCAGCCACATATACTACATTCTACATCAGGTGTTAGGTGTGGACATCGTGAGCAGATATATGCTCTATCATAATATGTAGTAGCATCTACATTCTCCATACCACCTAATATTCTTTTGCTTACTGCCTTTAGATAGTTATAGGTCTTTACCATTAAGTTTGGAGTGTCCATTTCCTTTCTCTTGTCCATATCTATAAAGTTTAATAATTCCTATTGGTTCGTGTTCATCACTTAGTACTATATCTACATCATCAAATACCATCTCATCTAGGTTTATAATGTATTCTAGTTGTCCTCGTTCATCATAACATTCTATGATGCTCAAGCCATACCCCACTAATCTTTGTAAATCATCATAAATCATTACGCTTCTCTTTTAATCTTTCTTTTATATATTCCTTAACCTTTTTAATAGTTATGTATATATTCATTCTACTTATCTTGGTCTTTTTACTAAGGCTAGAATAGGTATATCTTTTGCCATCATTATCACCAAGTACATACAATCTAAATAACTCTCTATCATACCAATACAACTCTGATAGTATATCATTTATCACATCACTATCTTCTATTAAATATAAATTTTCTTGTGTGATTTTTAAATTATGTAACATCAAATCACTATGGAAGCTAATATCTTTGTAAGGTCTATTGTACTTGTAGTAGTATTTAGAAGTCTTAGAATAGTAATTATTTTTACAAAGCCTAATAAAATACCACTTTATCTTCTTGTCTTTTATAAGTTGTTCAAGTCTATCGGTATCTTCGTACAATGACATAAACACCTCTTGCGTAACATCATCTAAATCTTTTGCTGGTATGAAGTTTGCAGCAGTTTGTACTAAAGTTGTATATAGCTGATTATCAATCACATAGCATTATACAAAAAAATGTGTGTAAGTTTTATGGTGTTGAAAAGTTTTTATTCACAAAGGTCTTTTAACTTCTCTTTGTAAACTTCTATCAGATATTCTAAATCTGACTTAGAGTATTTAACAGATTTGTGGCTTAGTGCTACTATTTCATCTACTGTATCTCTGCCTAGTTCAGCTACTAACTTGTTGCCATATATCCATTTCTGTCCTTCATCAAATAGGTTACACTTGGGGCATTGTGGTCTGCAATTATGTTCGTGCCATCTTGTACTGGTATGCTTACGACTTTGGAAGTGTCCGTTGTGCATCTCTTTAACGTGCTTTATTA